CTCGATAGAAGATTCCACATAAACCTTCGGCCAGACTCGGTACTCAGGACCGAGCAGATATCCTCCTTCTTCTGACGCTCCTCAATAGCGTCCTTCTTCTTAGACTCGGATACGCTCTTCGGATCAGATGTGTTCATGCCCCACCCGCCTGTAGGACTCGATTCAGTGCGTTATCGCCCTCAAGGTCGGCGCCGGCTAGGTCCTTCGCGCTGGCTGATACTTCCCGAGCCGCGGCTATCGCCTGCTCCGCCTGCTGTTGCTCCGCGCGCACCCTGCGGATCTCGGCCACCTGTGCATCCGTCCTTATAATGCCAGGAGGGGTGCTCGTCTGGTCCCCGTAGATATCGATGGCCTGGTCAACATCGACCTTATCCCACGTCGCAGGGTCCTCGGTGGCCTTAGCGAGTTCACCCACAAACCCAAGTGTCCTCTCGATATTCTCGAGGCCTGCCATCTTCTGTGCCTCGGCCATGACAGAGACGTACTCCACCTTAAGCGCCTGTCCCCGGAGTTCCGGCGGCGGAGGAGGTATCATCCCGCGCTTGAGCATTTCATCGAACGTGAGATCGATGAGAGGATCGAGCAGGTCTTGGTTCAGCTGCTCAAGAACGGGGCCTAGTGCCAACAACTTCTCCCCTTTCCTCTCATGGATCTCGCGTGCTGTCGGCGGCTGCCGGCGGGTGTCATCGATGAACATGAAGAAAATGTCCTCGTAGAACGCCCTCTTGATGCGGCTGCGGACCTGCTGTTGCTTTAGTTCAGCTTCCCCGACCTGAGGCTTCACCTCATGCGCCGGCCTGAATCCCTTCTGGCCCTCACGCTCATCGGTCAGGGTGAGATCACCAGGGAGAATCGACGCCTTCTTCGACCGCATCGATGTTGGTCCAGTCATCGGCGGGTTGACCGACTTGTCGATCGCCTGAGCGACTCGCTTCTCAGTGGTCTGTAGCTGCTTGATATCGCCCAAGGAGATCATTCCGGGGGAGTTCGTGCCGTACACGTCCTCTCCTGCCGTCTCCCATCTTGGGACTAGAACTGGAAATCTATCGTACCCGGACTCTCTAAGGAAGCGGCCCTTATCCTCATCACCGAGGTAGCTGTCGTTATTCTCACCGCGGCCTCGCTCGAAGTAGTCGCTGGAGAATTTCTTAAACTTGGCCTCAACCTTACTCTTATCGAAATTCGGATTAGGGGACACGACGTGGCATACGTCGATCCATGCCTCTCTATGCTCGTCGAGGAGATACATATCCTTGACGTGGGTGCTGAAGTCCTCCCAATTCGTGACCTTCCCATCAGAGTCGAACTCTCCGAATTTCTCGACGATCTGTCGGACTGTCATCCTGAATTCGCGATAGAAGGTGTCCACCTGCAACTTGGCGTTGTTCGAGATCCAATAGCTCCCGATCGGGAAGGCGAGGAATCTCAGGACCTTCTCAAAGTCCTCCTCGACGAATAGGGCGCCAGTGGCGAATACTCCGATATCGCCATATACCGTTGGGAGTTCCTTGTAGAGATTCGTCCGGATGTAGAGGTCGGCCATCTTCTTGGTGATGGTACTGAGCCACTCCTTGACGCCCTCGACCTCGGAGAGTTCGCTGTCTGATATGGTCAGGCGGAACCATGGCCTAGCCGGTGAGGTGAGACCGCTCATCATCCCGCTCTTAAGAGTCCGGACGGAAAGTGTAGCGGTCGAATCGATGATCTTCTGGTTCTTCTTGTCTCCGCGGTTGCTGTCGGTGAGGGTGAATCGTGAACGTCTCGGCAGAATGTAATCGCTCAGGTCGGTCCAGTGGACCTTGAAGGACCCGCGCTCGTTATCAAGCTGGGACTTGCTGGGACTTGAGAATGACGTAGTTATTTCTCTTGGATGCCTTCGGTGTTTTTCCCAGAATAGTTGCCATTTACAGTCCAAGGACCGTCTTTCTAGCCGACTGAGATTGGCCCTGGAGACCGAGCGGCCCTGTCAAAATCGTATCACGTCGTCCGCTGGCACCTACCGAAGCGGCTCTCTGCCGGCGGCGGGCGACATCTCGGAGTCTTGCACTCTCCTCGCGATTCGCGGTCTCGCTCGCGAGCCTCCGGGCTGTCTCGATGGTTGCCGCCTGCGCGGTCTTCTGCCTTGCGCGCTCAGCTTCGAGCTCCTTCTCTGTTTTTTTAGCGCGGCCCTTTCCAAGGATATCGAATAGATTCGTGGTCCCAAATTTCAAAGGAGGCAGATCCTCTTGGCCTCCAAGCAGATTCCCCGGGTCCTGGAGTCTTTCGCCTATGGCCCGGAACGTCGGCAGCCCCTTTCTTCCTATTTGGGTCGCGGCCATTACTCCACCTCCAGGAGATAGGATACTTCCTGTCTCTTAAATCCGCGCTTCACAAGCGAGCGATCACTCACGTCGCTATCTCCAATCAGGCACATCGTGATCCAATTCACGTTCGCCTTGCCCCAAGAGTTGAAGGCGTTGAGCAACATCACCGCAGCGCGCGTCTTCCGATACTCTTCGGCGACCCACCAGAAAGTTTCCGACAGGACGGTGATCCCAGGATTGAACGGGTGCCGCATCACATACCCGGAGATCATCCCAAGCATGGCGCCGTCCTCTCGCTCAGCGACAAGCACGAGGTGGTTCTCGACCATGTCGGCCATACTGGCACGACCATGATCCTCTGTGTGCAGTTTTAATTTCGTTCCGTAAAGGTCGGAGAACTTCTTCATCTGGCTGAGAAGCCAGTCTAAATCGTCATGGGTGGCCTTGCGAATCGATATCTCCACATCAAAATTATGCCTTAGACATGGTTTCGATGCAAGAGTTTCTAAAACTGCAACACCTAATCGTGGGGGTTATATTCGTGCGAAACGGACTGCTGAGAGTTGTGCGGATCGTACTCATGCTTCACGGAAGCCTGCTGCCGAAGGTTCGCTGGGACCATCAGCCCAGCGCCCATCGGCCGCTCCTCCCATGCAAATGTGGTCGCGAGAGCGTCAGCATAGTCGGGCGAGTGCCCGTTTAGCTTCTCCTTGATCTGCTCTTTGGATTCGACCAGGAACTTGCTGTCCTTGTAGGTGTACGTTAGGGCCGTTAGTTCGCGCGAGAGCTGTGGTAGATTCGGTAGGCACCCGCCCCTCTTCACCCACTCAGCCGTCCTGAAGTGGATCTCGGCTCTCTTATTGTAGTATCGCGAGTCATCAGCCTTGCTCGAGAAGTTCACAGGCACGATCGGCCGACCCGCCGCGTTCAGGATATCCTCGACGCCGATGCTGTACCCGCCAGTCGAATCGCCGAATTCCACCTCAGATCCCCAACGATCCCTTGCGGCGGCTATCCTTGAGGCGATCTCCTCAGACCGAGCGTTCCTCATCTCGGCTGGACGGAAGGAGGCTCGGCCCTGCCGCGGGAAGATTACATTCATATCGTCGCCGAAGCGGGCGAAGTCCACACCAAGGCGCTTTTCGGCGTACATATACTCAGCCGGAGCGATGATCCGCTTCATGGCGGCCGACACATCCTCCGGGCCCAGCAGCGCGTTGATTGAACTCGGCGGGAACTGCCCGAGCACGTTCACCATCACCCATGGGTTATCCCGACCGTATTTCTCGATCTGCTCCTTGGCCCACTGGAGATTCACGCGGCTGGCCCGCTTAGGGTCGTCTGGATCCCCGGTGATTTCGATCAGATACCAGAGATGCCTCTCATTCGTCGATGCGGCGTAGAGCGGCCCCTCGAGGTGGTCAGGGTTCCCAGCCTGGATGATCTTGGTCTCGATACCAGTCGCGAGGCCGGCGTCGGCCGTGACCATGACGGACATCGGGATCCCGCCAGACTCGTCGAGGATGAAAAGTAGGTAATCGGCATGGAGACCAGCCAGGGTTCCGGCCTGCTTATTCTTATCACCGGTCTTCGGCCAGCTCCGGGCGGCCATCCACCAGGTCTCAGGGTGGTCTCGCGATGTGATTCTCTTCTTATTCCACCTAAAAGCCTCGGTCAGGAACTGCGACTCGTTCTGCCATTTCGCCATCTCGGTCCATAGGTTGTCTGCAAGGTTCTCGGCGGTGATTGAGGTGGCCGCGATCTTGGGGTGAGGCCTGGTCGCAAGGAAGTTCCAAGCGCACCATGAGAGTACGGCCGTTTTTCCCGGGCCCTTACAGGCCTTAAGACCTAACCGGTTCTTGGTCGGGAATGCCCGCAGGAAGTCCACCTGCCATGGGTCTGGGTCGGCACCCAGCTCATCGACCACCATCCGGACTGGATCCCGCTTCCAGACGGCCAGCTTCTCTCGGGCTCTGGAGAGGACGCTCATAATTAAAAGGAGGCCCGGTGTGCTGCCGGGCCCCCGCGGTTTTCTCGTGCTGTTTGGGATGCAGTCCCGGTCAAGGGACCATAGGCTACCTCCAAAACGGTCACTTCTTCTTCGGAGGTCCAGCCACTAGTTCCTCGAGGGGGACCTTATGCTCGACCTCATGCTTCTCTACGAACAGTCGGCGCTTTTCGAGAGTCCGACCCCAGAGTTCGAGAGCCTTCTGCTTGTCCCAGAACTGAGCCTTCGCTGTGCGACCGATCCTCTCCTTGTCCTTGCCGTATCCATCGAAGAGATCATCGACCTGTACGGATTTTAGCGCCTTGGCCACGTCATCGGGGATTTGGCTCATCGGCAACAGGGTGTCATCATCGCTGAACGCCTTACGGATGTCCACGGTCGCCATACAGCGTAGCTCAGTCAGTATCGCGTCAACAGTCCACTCCTCGCGCGCATCGAGAGCCGCCTGGTACTCCTCAGCCCTCGCCTCGTCAGCGCGGATCCACTTGAACACGTCGGAGAACCTGACATCCCAGGTCCGGCACAGCTGAATCAGCGTACCGCCCTCGGCGATGTGGCCCACGATTGTGTCCAGGGTATCGGGATGCTCAAGCCTGCCGGCGGTTCTCTCCTTCAGGCTGGGGATCTCGGGACCATCCATGGCCAAAGTATAGCGAAGACTTGGCCCGGGCGCAAGGGGTCACGAGATTCTCTGGACGTGGACGCCGTTCTCGAGCCTCGCCATGAATAACTTGAGGCCCTTGCGCTGGGCCGACTCGACCTTCCTCCAGATGATGTCCTGGTTCTTCCTTTTCGTGCCGTCGCATTGGACCTCCCAAGGCAGGAACGTACCCTGGCCTATCTTCAGCGAGCCCAGCTTCACCGGCCGCGGGCATCCTGTTTCGATGGCGTTCATAGCGACGATACCGCGAGCGCGATCATAACCACGAGCACCAGCACTAGTATGGATTCACTGTTGTATCTCTTCAGCATATTAAAACCCCTTCCTATCGGTAGCCACATAAATCTCGATCTTCCCCCACTCACCATCCTTAAACTTAAGCGGTGGATATTTGTGGTTGATTGCGACGACGAACCCGTGCTCTTTCGTGCAATCCATTATGTCTGTGGCGTCGTCGACGAAATGGTCTGGCAACTTCCTCATCGCTTGCAGGTATAGCTTAGTCATGTCACCTCCGGCTGGCATCCCTTCTCGAGCTCAGCCACCCTCTGACCGAGGGAATCGGACTTATCGAGCGGCATCTCCGGCTGGGCCTCCTTGCCGCAGCCCTCACAGATGATCGTGTAGGTCATCTCCTCCATATTGATCCTCCCGCGGACGAATCGGTGGGGGCAGCTCATTCCAACCTCACTGCCTCAAGGCCGTGATCCCCGAGGCGATGCGTCGCGATCTTGATGTCATGCCGCTTGCCGAACGCTGAGGCTGACGCCTGGGCAGTCAGCGGAGCCAGGAACTCACCAGTGATGATGAGCCGATCTCCGATATCGCGCAGCTTCTTCCATGGATATTTCCCAAGGATCCGCGCGTGTTGATTAAAAAACATCTCGCAGGTATAGGTTTTTGCCATATTGCCAGGGTAGCATAATCCATTAACGTTGTCAACCCCTTCAACATGACTAAACTTTGATTTGTGCTAATTGCAGTGTTCTACTGCGATATCACGAAACCAGATTCAGGAATGTTGATGACGTAGTCGGTTGCGCTGTCACAAAACGCTTCGATCCGCTTAATTTATAACAGAGTTCACAAAAAGTTCACATTTTTTATTTTAGGGCAAGACTATGCGGGAGCGTAAACCCCCCAGAAGCCCTCTATTCCAGCCCCCAGCCGTTGCCCCTAGCTACTCCACCTCTTATTATTTATTATTATATATAAAGGGGTAACATATAGTAACAAGGAACAGCCTAGCAAATTGTTGCCTTTTTTCGATTTCAATGTTTTCAACACTACTAATATAGTAGGGGTAGAAATGAGAATTAGACGTTTATCGTTCAACGTTCCTAAAGTTTTAACTATAAGAAATACTAATGACTGGAAATTAGGCCTTGACAAACAGTGAGACATATGGTATACTTAATGGGATGACATACTCACACCGTCGGAGGGAGGAAAGATGACGAAGCGAATAAAATCAACGAAAGGTCAGCGCAAGGAACTTCTCGGACTACATGCCGGCGTGGGATTTATGGTCTACAAATCCGGCGAAGGGAGAACGGTTGAGCTCGAGTTTTTCATCTCAAACAAGGACGGAAAGCCGCATTATATAGGGAATGGGGCAGAGGTCACGTTCGAAATAGATCGCTCCGAGGAGAGCTGAGCCATGAGCGGGATACCCGAGAACCTTAAAGTCCGAGTCGGTGATAAGTTCGAGTACGAAAAAGGAAATAAAAAGGGAAAAGGCATCGTTGAAGTGATCAGCG